TGTGCCAGTAAAAGTGAACCTTACCAAAGGTACTCCTACTCCTCCGCCGGCAGCAGTGGCAGTTGCTACTGACGTTAGCCTTGTGAGAAAAGCATGAGCCTTTTTACATTCACAGAACCAGATGGCACAACCTTTGAAGTGCAAGCTCCTGAGGGTACCACTTTTGAGCAAGCTCGGGCGATATATGACAAACAACGTGCCACAGGTGGCCTGACTGGAATTCCTGTGGGAGGCCTAGTGAATGCAGTCACACAAGCAGCTGGTGGTGTGCAATCTGCTCTGGCACAGATTGGAGCCAAGTCAGTGGCACTCACAAAACAAATAGGCGGCGCGATCAATCTACCCATCAAGCCGGGTACTCCAGTGCCCAACGCCATATCCATAAGTGATTTTGTAAACACCAAAATCAGCGCTCAAAACATCGGAACCATAACATCCACTCAGATACAAGGACTGGTGGCGCAGACCGCTGCATCAGTTAATCAGGCAGTTGATAAAATAACCAATGACAAGGGTGTTGGACAATTTGGATTTGATGCAAACCAATTGCAACTGTCAGGATTGATCAAACCAGGATTGGCCGATCAGATCAATGCTGAGCCTGCCAAGTTCACAGAAATTCTGAATAGCCCCACCAGTTGGACTGGTGCCTCGGGAGTTACCAATGTTGATACATTGCTGGAAAACGGTAGTCTACAGACCGCGGTACAGCAGGATCTCATGAATGCAAATTTTGACCAGCTCAAACAGAATGGTACCATTACAGGAACAGAGCCTGCTGATCAACTGGGACCATTGTTGAACAATGCTACCAAATTTGGATCTGACACTGCCACCGCCTGGCTTGACGGCGCCAGTAGTGAAATAACAAATCAGCTGAACAATTTTGCCACATCTGCACTGTTTGGTCAAACATTTGCCAGTGTGAATTCTTCAGTGGCTGGCGGCGGCAGCCCATTACAAGCAGGTGTAGTGGTAGCCAAGGGATACAATAACACAACGAATCGAGTCAATCTAAACCAGGCGGTCAGGGCCATAATTGCTAATAATAACATCACTACTCCGGATTTTACATCGCAAAGAGCTTAGGATTCTCGGGACATAAATATCGTATGTCTACATTCATCGGATTCAACACTCAAGATCAATACAAAAAATTCACCTTGGTAGATACTGAGTTGATCAAACGTGATCTTCTCAACGCTTTTAATATCACGCAAGGGCAGTTGCCTGGACGGCCGGGTTATGGCACAATACTATGGAGTTTCTTGTTTGAAAGCCAAGATCAAACCACCATGAGTCGCATAATCAAGGAAATACAGCGTGTGGCCGGAGGCGATCCCAGAGTCAATCTCATTGACGTACAGATGTATCCTCAGGAAAACGGTGTGTTGATAGAATTGGAGATACAATTTGCCCCCAACACCAATGCCGAACTACTAAGTGTGTTTTTCAATCAACAACAACGTCTAGCAACCTTTGCTTTAACTTAGCCGTTTATTTTGTTGGTAAATAACAAAACAATAAAACATTATGGCACGCACCACTAGACAAACAGTTGTATTCGGAGTTGAAGACTGGAAACGCATCTATCAAACTTTTAGAGAAGCGGACTTCCAGAGCTATGACTTTGAAGCTTTACGAAAAAGTTTCATAGACTATCTACGTCAATATTATCCTGAAACATTCAATGACTACATTGAATCATCGGAATTTATTGCCATCCTGGACGTGATTGCATTCATGGGTCAGGCCATGAGTTTCCGCAATGACCTAAACACCCGCGAAAATTACATTGACACCGCAGAGCGCAGAGACAGTGTGGTTCGACTGGCCAATTTGGTCAGCTACACTCCCAAGCGCAACACAGAAGCACAAGGATATCTCAAGGTATTTTCAGTGCAGACCACAGAAAATGTCACAGACTTCAACGGCAATGATCTTGGCGGCGTCACGGTAAACTGGAATGATCCCACAAATTTCAACTGGGCCGAACAGTTTGCTACCATCATCAATTCTGCCCTGGTGAATACTCAGCGTGTGGGTCGTCCAGGAAATCGCACCACTATTCAGGGCGTGGACACATCAGAATACAGCATCAACTTGGTACCGGGATTCTTGCCGGTGTTCTCGTACAATGCCACAGTGGACGGAGTGAGCATGCCTTTTGAGGCAGTGAATTCTACATCAGTGGGAACACCAACCACAGCACCGTTTGTGTATGAACCTCCTCCGCTGCCCAATGGCATCTTTAATTTGTTGTTCCGCAATGACGCATTGGGATTTGCCAGCGCCAACACAGGATATTTCTTCTACTTCAAACAGGGTGTGCTTCAGAATCAAGATTTTAACCTTGCTGAACGTATTCCCAATCGCACAGTGGATATCAATATCGAAGGTGTGAACAATGAAGATCGTTGGTTGTTTCAACTGGACAATGTGGGCAATGTATCTGCTGAATGGAAATATGTAGAATCTGTATATGCAGCAGCACAAGAACAATTGGCTCCAGATCAGCGCAAATTGTTTTCTGTGACCAGTAGATCAAATGATCAGATCACTCTGACATTTGGGGATGGTGTTTTTTCCAGCGCGCCGGTAGGATTGTTCCGTTGCTATGTTCGCGCCAGCAACGGCCTCACATACATCATCAACCCCGACGAGATGCAGAGCGTAGTCATACCCATCAGCTATGTCAGCAGATCAGGACAGTTACAGACTCTCACATTCACCTGTGGTATCACCACTCCGGTAAGCAATGCCCAGGCCAGAGAAACTCTAGACCAGATCAAACAACGAGCACCGGCCAGATATTACACACAGAATCGCATGGTGAATGGTGAAGACTACACTAACTTTCCATTCACAGCCTACAACAGCATCATCAAGAGTTATGCGCTGAATCGTGCCAGCATCGGCACCAGCCGATATCTTGATCTAGTGGACAACACTGGCAAATACAGTTCCACTAACATATTTGCCAGTGACGGTGCCATCTGGAAAGAAAATCAACTGCCTACATTTTTGTTCACCTGGATCACGAGAAATGAAGTGGCCAGTGTGATCACCAACCAGATACAACCGTTGTTGGTGACCAATGCATTCACACAATTCTACTATGCTAATTTTGTTAGGCCTAACCTGTTGGTGAACAATCTCACTTGGCATCAGAGTACCACCCTGGCCAACGAAACCACAGGATACTTTGTGAATGCATCAGGAAATCCTGCCACCATTGGCACCTACTCCAGCACCAACACCCAATACATACAAGTCAGTAGCCTGGTGAAATTTGCAGCACCTGCTGGCTATTATTTTGATTCCAACAATCGACTCCGACTAGGAGTTCCCACACTGGTATCAGAGCGTCTTGAATTGTGGGCCAGTCCGGTGAGCATATACCTTGATGGTACCAATCAAGGCCAGGGCAATTTTGTCTCGGGGCGATTGAGCGGCCAAGGACCAGTGGTATTGAACAACTTCATACCCACGGGTGCCATTCCGGTGCAGGTAATTCCGCTGCTGATAACAGATATTCCCACAAGTCTCGAAAACAGCATAGCTGAACAGATCTTGTTGTATAGGAATTTTGGCCTGGGATATGATAACCTCACACAGACCTGGTACTTGATCACATCAAACAATCTTGCGGTGGATGCAGAGTTTAGCCTGGCCAACGCACAAAGCACCACCGGTACCAATCAAGATGCAAGTTGGATGATACAGGCTGTGACTGACGGGGTAAAATACACTGTGACCAGTCGTGCATTGGTATACAACTTTGGATCAGTACTTCAAACTAGATTCTTTTTTGAAACCGGAAATCGTATCTTTGACCCAAGAACCGGCAACACTATCAGTGATTATGTAAATGTGTTACGAACCAATAGCCTTCCTGATTCAAATAGTCCGCTGCCCGGTGATATCTATCTCAGCATTATCGGGCAACCTGTGCAATCGGATGGCTTTGTGGACGACTATCAGGTCATAGTCAGCTATCGAGACAGTGACAATGATGGCATAGCCGATGACCCGGATTTCTTTGACGAAATTGTGGCCCCCGATGTGAATCCAACCACCAAGTATGTGTTCTTTGAAAAGACTGTGGACTTTGATAATTTACAACGCTATCTCTTGGTGGAACCGGTACGAGTAAACAGTGATTACGCCACACAAGATGATGTTGAATTGGTCAAGGCCGAATACATCGTCGGACAGATATTCTACGCCTACGACCAGAAAATCTACACCGGCCCCCTCACAGGACAGATTGGTGCGTTCTATGAACTGGTGATCAGTGGTACCGGTGTGCGAACTCTGGTTGATGTCACCGCCAATTGGTTGTCTCGAGTGGGCCGACCCAGTCTGTATTTCCAATATCGACACAATGCTCCGCTCACAGATCGCATAGATCCAGGCACCACCAACATCATTGATCTTTATGTGGTCACACAAAGTTATTACACTGCTTACACCAACTGGATAAGAGACAGCACTGGCACAGTGATTCAGCCAGATGTTCCCACAATCAATGAACTCAGCACAGCCTACCAAGGACTCAACAACTACAAAATGATCTCGGACAATGTGGTGGTAAATTCAGTCACATTCAAGCCTTTGTTTGGCCCCAAGGCAGCAGAAAATCTTCGCGCCACCATCAAGGTGATACGTGCTGCAAACTCAACTGCTAGTGAAAGTGAAATCAAAACTCTAGTGGTGGCCAACCTTGATCAATACTTCAGCATTGCTGCATGGAATTTTGGTGATACTTTTTACTTCTCTGAACTGGCAGCTTATATACATCGAAACATGGGAGGTATTGTGAGTTCTGTGGTACTGGTGCCGTTGGACCCACTGAAATCTTTTGGTGATCTCTACGAAATACGCTCGGCTCCCAATGAGATCTTTGTGAATGCAGCCGGTGTGAGTTCAGTGGAAGTTATCACTGCATTGACATCAAACAACATAAGAACTGCACCAGGCAGCGGAGTGATCTAATGGCTAGAACCAGAAGCGTAGATTTTCTACCACCAATAT